ACGCCACCGACGCCGGGTTGGCGGCGGCTTCCCGGTCCAGGATCTCGGCGATGCGCGCCGTCTCCTCGCCCGTCATGTAGCGGCGGCGTTTGTTTTCCTTGTACCGCTTCACGCCACGGACGGGGGATCGCTCGATCCACTCCAGCGGGCGGCAACCAAAGTTGAACATGCCAGACAGGAACGCCAGGACGCGGTTGGCTTCGATGGGGGTGGACGCCATCCCTTCGTGGATGTCCGCGATCTGGGAGAAGGTCACGTCGGCCACCTTCATGCGGCCAAGGCGTGGCTCGATGTGCAGCCTCCACTGCCTCTCGTAAGTGCTACCACTTTTGATACGGGAGGCGTGCCGTTGGTAGTACTCCTTCCAGAGGTCGGCGACGGTGGGGGCGGCTCGCTCCTCGGCGCGGTCGCGCGATGGGTCGCGGCCAGCGGCCACTTCGGCCAGCCACTCCTGCGCCACACGCCGCGCCTGGACGAGCGTGATCTGGCCGTGGGTGCCCAGCTTCGGCTTCCTCTGCTCGCCGCCCTTGGTGCGGTAGAACAGGTAGAACCCGGCGCTTTCCTCAAAGACCCGCAAGTGCAACCCGCGCACGTTCTTGTCGCGCAGGATGTCCCCCGGCTTGGCGGTCCTGATATTCTTTTCGTTGAGTTCCATCGACCCCTCCTGGTCGCATACTGGTCGCAAGGGTCAGTGAAAAACCGTGAGCGCCGTATGCCGTAACACACTGATCTGAATATGGTCAGTGATGCAGGGTGATGTCAATATATCCAAACAAAAAAGACTGTTAATCGTGTTGTCGCAGGTTCGAGTCCTGCTCGGGGAGCCAATGTTTTCAAGCACTTGGCTCCGCTTCCTTAACCACGATCAGAACCTCTGGTCGCTTACTGGTCGCTGCCAACCACGCTACGGCGCAGCGCCTGCTCTTCGTAAGCCTGGACCTCGGCAATCGGATACAGGATCTTCTTGCCGATCTTGAGGAAGCCAGGGCCTTCGCCCCTGTGTCTCCAATTGGCTAGGGTGCCGGGGCTCATGCGCAGACGCGAAGCCAGTTCGGGGACGGTGAGGTATTGGGGGTTGGTCATAGTCACTCCTTCCAATCATGGGGACCGCCGATCCAGCGTTCCCAATCGGCTCGAAGGATTTCGAGTCCGGGGTTGATAAACGAGTAGGTGCTTTCACCAGGCGCGCCGTCTTTGCGCACCTTGGAATAGCTTGGCGCGACGGCGCGCAGGTTGCGGAAGATGTCTTTCTTGCCGGGGAGGCGCGAGCGGATGTTGCGCTGCACAGCCCAGGTCTTGAAGGCATCGGTTAAGCGGGACGTTGCGACGGACGCGGGCAGCGACCCCTCGAACCCACCGCCGACCAGTTCATCGATGGTGATGCAGTCCAGCCACCACTCGAAGAAAGGCTCAAGGCTTTGGTGCTTCTGCTGCGTCAGGCCGGTGGTGGCCGGGGCTTTGTTCAAGTCCGTGCCGTCAATGTTGTAGTCCATAAGATACCGAAGCAGACAGGCGTACCCGCCCTGCTCCATGCCGACGCGCATGTCCTCGAAGAACTTGCGATCCTGCTTCCTGGCGTTGCCGACGTTGAAGACCGCGAAGCGGCGCTCGTCTACTGTGGCCGGGACCAGCCAGTTATCGTTGCCAAGGATCGCCACGCGGGTGAGGTTATCGACCCGGTACGGCTCCATGCCTTTCCGCTCGATGACGTGTTCCGACCCGGTAATCAAACCCTTCAGCTTGCCCTCGGCGCGCTTGTCGCCAGCCCACGACGCCTCGTCCAATACGAAGAACAGGTTGCTCTCAAGGTGGGAGTTGAAGTTGGACAGGAGGTAGCGTTCATCGTCAGCCACCAGGAAGTGGGTGCCAAGCAGGAAACCCACGCGCTCGACCAGCGCATTTTTTCCGGTGCCCTTGTCGCCCTTGAACACCAGTGCCGTCAGCGGCTTTTTCCCTGGGCGCTGGATCAGGTGGGCGAAATAACTGGTCAGCCAATGGGCGCTCTCTTCCTTGCCCCCGCACACATTTTGCAACATGTGTTCCTTAAATGCGTGGACGGACGGGTGGTCCGACGTGTCGGCTGGGGCAACGGTAAAGCCGCGCCATAGGTTGTAGAACCTGGCGTGCAGATTGTTGAGCGGCGAGAACACAACCCGGTCGTATTCCCGGCGCTGGGCATCCGCCATCCATAGCTTGCTCAACGGCACAGACTTGTCGTTCACCATCAGCGTCTTGTTGGCGAACCAGGCGTGCATGTCGCTGGGGGACAGGCGGATGGTGTCGAACCGACCGTGGATGTCGGTGGTTTCCTGAAGGACGAACGCGCCCGACTTGATGAAGGCGTACTCGTCGTTGAGTGCGCGCACCGGGTGCGGTGGCTCTTCGTCTTTGTTGTCTTTGCTCTCGACCTTCCCGAACGCGGCCTCTGGCGCACGGCTTCCCACCGGCTCACGGCCATAGCGGTAGGCGTTGCGAACTTTCGTTCGCAGGTCAGACAACTCCCACGGAGGGGAACAGCGTTCGTTCCACTCGTCGCGCAGGAGTTCGAACGCGCGCTCTTCCGCGCATCCGAAATCTTTCAGGGCGGCGACCACCTTGAACGTCGTGTGATCGCCGCCCTGCCCCTCAATCGCTACGGGAGCATCGGCCAGATATACACGAGCGCGATCATCTGCACGACTGCTTGAAACACTGCCCACAGGAGCAGGAACATCACGACGTGATCCGTCGTCAACCCCGCACCGCTCAACCATCCATTCCGGCGCGCGCTGAACCTGGAGCGCATTCGCCCGGTATAGTCTGCCGTCGATTTCAGAATCGGGTCCAACAACATACCCACCCCGTGACCTGATGTCGATGCCAGGCCCGAATTTGTTGACACCCTGACGGACGGGCGCGGGGACGGAGTAAATGAGATGTCGCCCTCCGCTGGGGGTGGATTGCTCAAAGGTGGCTGGTAGCTCGTGTCCTTCAAGTTCGAGAGTAATGATCGTATGCTCGCCATTGTTCGCTCCTTTCGTGTCAACATCCACCACCAACAACGCTTCGTTGTCTTTGTACCTCGTCGTACTGATACCGATGTTCCGCGTGCCGTCCTCGAACCACCGCTGGATCTGCGTGCGGTCGCGCGTGGCGCGGTTCGGGAAATCGTTGATGACGGGCAGCTTGCTATTGGGCCGCACCGGGAACACATGAAAACCACGCGCTGCGAGATCGAGCGCCCTTGCCAACCTGCTCATTTGCGATACCTGAACCCCCGCCAGCCTTCAGCCGCCAGCGGCAAATCTTTTGCCCACGATGGGGGCGTTGCCACAATCTTCTCAATCTTCTTCAGCGTGTCGGCGGGCGCTTCGCGCGACACCTCGACCACGATCTCGTCGTGGACGTGCATCACGATCCGGTGGCCCGCTGCGTCAAGGCTCAACATCGCCTCGGCCAGAAGATCACGCGCCACTGCCTGGGTGACGTTCTCAGCCAGCGATCCGCCGTAGGTAGATGTCTCTTCCCAGTGATTGCCAAGGGATACAGCGTGATAGTGCAGCGCGCTGCGCGGCTCTCCCCATGGGGTCGGGGTCTGCCGGATCATCGGGTACGGATAACACAGCACCCGACCGCTTGGCAGCTTGCACCAGAGGAACGAACCTTCCCGCCTGAACGCTACCTCGCGCCCCGGATGACCAGCGAACGTCGTGGTGTCCGCGTCAATGGCGTCGATGGCGGCGGTTTCCAGTTCGCGCCAGTACTGCACGATCTTCGGATGAGACGAGCGCCACTTGGTCTTGATCTCGTCGGCGCGCTGGTCATCGACGTTGACGCCATAAACTCGCGCCATGCTCTGGAACGCGCCCACACCGCCACCGAACCCCAGGGCGAGGACTGCGACCTTACCGATCTGTCTCTCGTCCTTGGTCACGCCGTCGATGGGTTTGCCGTAGATACCGGCGGCAGCGTGTTCGTAAATCTTTCCGTGGGTACGGAAGATGTCGAGAACCTTCTCCTCGCCAGCCAGCCACGCCAGCACGCGCGCTTCGACCGCTGAGAAATCAACCGCAATTAACTCGCAGCCTTTGTCTGCGGTAATCATACCGCGCACACAATCCGCCATCGCCGCCATCACAGGTCCGTAGTAGATGTCGATGTAATCCCGATCCGCTATGTTCTTGATGATGTCCTCGATGTGATCGGGTTTGATATCGGGACGCGGGCGCGGAAGGTTTCCAGGCTGCACGCCACGGTGCGCCCACCGCCCGGTGGTCGCGCCGTGGTACTGGAAGCTGTCGTTCACGCGATGGGTGTCGCGGCCAGCCCGATCCCGCATCGCCGCGAGTTTCGCCGTCGAAGACTTCGCGGCTTCGCGCCGGATATTCAACGCCTCGCGTACATTTTCCGGCAGTGACGTTGTGTTCAGCGCGTCCAGCACGTCGGCTTTCCCGACGCTCTCAAGAGCCACGCCCTGCTTCTTGATCCACTTGACCAGCGCCTGGACCTCGGTGCAGCGACCGACCTCGCCGTTGGTGACGGACAGCATCTCGGCGTCGAGGCGCTGCTTCTCCGCGTTGACCAGCCAGATTGCGCTGTTGATTGCGCTCACATCAACGCGGATGCCGCGCTCGTTTATCTTCCGGTCGAGCAACCATACCTCGCGTTCTTTCGGCGACAGCTTCATCAGCCGCTTGTCCAGTTCTCTCTCCACCGCCACGTCCTGGCGGCAGTAGTCGAACAGGCGCTCGAACTTCTCGGGGTTGTCGGCGTATGACCAGAGCGCGCCGTCTGGTTTGGTGCGCGCAAGCTGCATCATCACGCGGGAGCCAGCCATGTCTTTTGTTTCGGCGATGCCAAGCGCAGGAGCGGCCTTCTCCAACGACGCTGGCAGACCCATCGCGTAGCACTGCGCCATCGTGCAGCGCATCTGCTCTGGCTTCAGGCGCGGCCATCCGTATTTCGGCACGCACACGTTGTTCCATATTGCCAACTCAAAGGGCGCGTTGTGCGCAACCACTTCGCCGCCGCGTTCAATATGTTCAAAGAGTTCCGGGCAATCGGTCAGCGCGCCGCCGATGTCGGCGATGAGGCTCACCTCATCGTCGCCAAACACAAAGCCCAGGCAATGGACTTTCGTTGACGGATGACGGGTATAGTTGTCCAGACCCACCACCGGCAGATCCGCCTCGCTGGCTGTCTCGAAATCGATGTGGAGGACTGCCGTCATGCGCGCCCCCACTGGTCGGCCATCGCCTGGGCGATGCCGATGTAAGTCTCGCTGCGCTTCTTCCAGCGATCTTCGGACGGGCCAAGTTTATTCTGCCCGCTGGGCGTCTGGTTACCCCACACCGGCCTCGGCGCGGGGCTTTCCCGCGTGCCGAACATAACGCCGTCAATCGTCTTGTAGGTCACGTCATCCTCTGTCGGGCCTACGTGGTCGCAGTCTGCGTAATGCGCGTTGTGTTCCGGGCAGAACGGCTCTCCGCACGTCTCGCATTCAATCATGTCGGCGGCAGACGCAACCACCTGCCAGCCACGCGGCGGTACAATGGCTGAGAAGTCCGGTCTGAGGGGCGGCAGGTTCTTCAGCCACAGGCACGTCTTCTTGCTGGCGTCACTGCCGAACATCCAGGGCTGCACAATCTGGTCGGGCTTCCTGATCCGCGATGAGATAACCGAAACGGGGTTCTCAAGTGCGATTTTCGCAATGGGCGCGTCGAGCAAAAGCCGCACGAAATCAAGCGCGTCTTCGGTAAGTTTTGGATCGCGCAATCCTCGCGTGGTCCAATGCATACCGCTGACGGAGAGATAAGTGCAGGGCGGATGCGCCACCATCAGATCCCAGCCGTCGTGCAGCACGTCACGAACGTCACCTTGGTAATGCTTTCCTGGCTGATCTGTCGGCTGAAGATCACAACTCATCGCGTCGTGGCCCAACGCCGCAAAGGCGTCCCTCACACGTCCGCTAAATTCACAAGCAACAAGCACTTTCATCTATCCTCCAAACAATTCGTTTCCCACCACCAGATCAATTCATTGTGTCGGGCGCGCAGATCCTCGTAGCGCCCGATGTCCTCCACATATTGCTCAAGCACTTCCTTCTGCGTTTTGGCAGGAGGTTGTCCAGGCTGACCCAGAGGACCAGCCTGGACCAGCAGGCTACCGGGAGGTGTTGGGCACAACGCCCTGCCGGAGACGCTGCAACTCGCCAGCAAACTCGTCAGGCAAATCACAACTAGGACCCTGAACAACATGAGGCACCATCTTTTTCACCACCCTCACCCGCTCGATCACCGCTACACCTTTTTCTCTCAACGACTTCTCGATCTTCAATCGTGCCGCATCAGCCCTCGACGCCTTGATGCGCTCAATCCTTACCTGTTCCGCGAGGGCCGTAGCCCTCGCAGCATCAGTTCGCCATTGGTTGACCTTCCAGCCCGACCACGCGACCCCCAGGAGGAAGACAACGATGACGGAAGTCTTGAAGGTGGTCCAATAATCAACCCCCAACGGGCGGAGCCTTCTTGTGCGTGTACCAAGACCAGCCTACGGCGACAGCAGCCATCACGCCGCCGACCAACGTCTCGACCGTCCCGGCATCCGCGATGCCGCGCGCAACCAGCCAGCCGCCGCCAAGGGTCAGGAAATGGCGCACCATCGAAAACACAAAATCCTGAGTAACCATCGTCAGTCTCCTTTTTTGCCGCCACCACGACGGCGAGGCGATTGTCTCACAAACTTGCGAACCCTGTGAGGGGCACAGTCACCGTCAAACTTCACGCACGCATCAACGTAATCACGCATGTCCTTCATGACGTGTTTAGGCACTGCAATTCCTTCCCGGCGCAACGTCGCTATCGTCCACTGCTCGGCCTCGTACTCCTGCTGCGCCGTCGTTTCCGTCTCGCCGCCCGTGTAGAGGTCGCGCATCTTCTGGGTGAGGGCCTCGCCAGGAGCGAAGTGTCGGAGCCAGAAGTGGGCGCATTCGTGAAGGTAGTAAGCCAATCCTTCTATTGTGTCTGGCCTTGGGACCAGCATTTCCTCCCTGAGAAGGCATGCGTGTGCCGGGGCCAGGACCACCTTGCCATTCCTCTTCCGCTTGAACCGGATCTTGATGAATGGCGGGGTGTACTTCCGCGCGATCTCTTGAAACCGCGCGGTCATTCTATGTCTCGCCCTGTATCAGTTTCGATACACGGACACCGATGTCGTAGAGGTAGCCGTCGAGTTCAGATCCCGACTTCCCGCGCGCCTGGACGAACACCTCGCACGGTATCGTCCACTCGCCGTGAGCGTCTTGCAAAAACCCCACGGATACCGCGAACGGTCCCACCTGTTCGGTGACACAGAGGCGGCGGTTGGTCAGGTTCATCGTCATCCGAACACATCCTCTGCGGTGTCACCGAAATCGGCCTTCGTGAACGCCTTCGAAGCTGGCATCCGGCCACCGCCCAGGGGTGCGTCGTCCTTTAACTTCTGGACGTTTTCCAACCCAAACGCGACGCCACGATTGCCAGACGTTTCATAAGCGTAGGGACGGACCTGCGCGCGAAACCAGCCGCCGGAATAGACCTCGCTCTCGTCGATGATGTCCTGCAAATCCTTGTCCACCAGACCAGGGCGGCGGTCTTCGTTGGCGGAGAAGGTCATGACCACAGCGTCATCGGGGACGCCAGCGATGGAGTTGTCTAACTCTCCGTTTTCACGGAACGGGGAGCGCAGGTTCTTCGGCGGGGTCTTTCCCCACTTCTCAACGACACACTGCGACACTGCCTTCTTCAGTTCTGAGATGTCCGTGTCCGGCATGAAGACGGCGCGGATCGAGAACTTCTTCTTGCCATCGGGGTTGTCCCTGGGCGCGGTGGCGCGGAACAGACCGACAAACGCGGCGCGAAAGATCGGGGTAATAATTTTCGTCATATCAATTCTCCAAGTTGAATGCCGCGCGTGCGGCCTTATTGGCCCGATGGGACCAATCCGGTGGTGCCAGCACATGGCTGGACAAATTGTTGTTCAGGTCGCGCGCCAGATCGTGCAGCGCCGTCCTGCTCTCAATGATTTTTTGCAAAAGTTCCTGCGCAGCCGTCACCTTCTCGATGATGCGCGCTTCCAGTTCAACATCGCGGCGGTACTCCACGCCTGTGATGCGTTTCTCTGGGGGGATACCCCAGCAGATGTGCATCTGGGGCGGTTCGTACCGCATGAGTTCCGGCGGCGTATCCACCATGCAGTAGATCACTTCCCAGCGCGGCTTCTGGTACAACATCATGTAGCCCCGCGCCTGCCACTCGTACTCGGGCTTGTCAGCTTCGTCGCTGGTAATGGGAAAGGTTTCCAATGACCAGGGCGACTTGATGTCAATGCCGAAATCCGGCTCGACTATGTCGGCTTCGCCGGTAACCCAAACGTTACTAAGGCGTTGGCTGTTCTTCTTGTACGCCGTCCCTCTAACCAGGTTGAGGAGGTCGATGGAATCCTGTTCCACCTCGTTGCCTTTGGACACGTACTTGTTCTGGATCTGGAAATCGACCCCGAACAGAACCTGCTTCGCCACCTTCAGGATGTGGGACTTCGCTGTCTCCGACAGCACCTCACCCTTCTTCCTGGGTTCGCCCATCAACTGGGACAAGGAACTGCACCTGAACGGCTTCATGCCCCGCACTCCGCGCGGAATGCTTCGTAGTGTTTTTGGTCCAGATCGCTGATCCGCGAAGCACCATACTTCTTCAGCAGTTCCACCGACGCCGGAACACCGTTCTTCCGCGAGAACGATTGCAGACACGCCCGCACATCATCCAGCGACAGCCGGATCTCAGGTGGGACTACCGGCGTATCGGTCGCGGTTGTTTCTTCCACGAAGGCGGCGGGTTCATCAAAGGTCTGCTCGACCGTCTCAACCACCTTCAGGTGGTCGGCCTTCTTCGGTCGGCCTTTCTTCTTGGGGGGTTCCTGAACCTCTGGGGTATCGGGGTACTCTGGCGCATCGCCATCGGTGCCGACGCCAGCGTGCTCTTCCATCGCCTTCTGGATCTTACCCAGAAGCCACAAGTCGAAGTAGGTGAAGTTTTCGGTATTGATCTCGATCTTCAAATGAGCCTCCGTTACGTTGAGATAATCACAATGATTATCGCAAGATTGTGCCTAGTCAAGGATTTTTGTGATGTCCCTGGATTTTTGTGCCACCACCCGCATGACCTGCTCGTCCACGGTGTCGGCGCAGACGAAGAAACGGCAGCGAACCGGCCTTTTCTGCCCCACGCGGTGGACCCGCATCGCCGCCTGGGCGTTGTCGGCTGGCACCCAAGACGACTCCAGGAAGCAGACCTCGGCAGCTGAAGTCAACGTTATCCCCACCCCAGCGGCCACCACCTGCCCGATGAAGACGCGGGTCTTCGGGTCGTTCTGGAAGCGGTCGATGTTCGACTGCCGCTTCCCCACCGGGGTTCCGCCAAACAAGGTGACGCAGTTGTATTTGCGCAGCCTCACCCGCGTCAGTTCGATGACCTGCTGGTGCATCGCAAAAATGACCAGCTTGTCGATGGCTCCGGTCGCAAGTTCTTCCTCGATGATGTCGAGACAGGCGTTCAGCTTCGCCAGCCCGATCCAGCGGCGCAGCGTCGAGGTCGATTTGGAGTAGGACTCGATGAGCCGCAGGGCGTCGGCACTCGTGAAATGGTGACCGTCCCTGATTGCCAAGAGGCTGGCACGCAGCGTCTGGTCTTGTTTAGCGAGTTGTTCGAGGAACAGCGGGATGCCTACGTCGGCTTCTCCGAGTAACCTCCAATTCTCGTAAAACCACGGGTCGAGATCGACGTGGCCTTTCGGCACCGTGACCTCCTGGAATGTGATCTTCGGTAATTGCAGCGCCACGTCTTCCTTCTTTCTGCGCAGCATAACGCGCCCCAACACAGACCTCAGTTTCGGGATCGCCGCCTGCTTCGCTCCGGTGATTTTGAAACCAAAGTTACTCTCAAAACCATCGCAGTACTCGGCGACGAAATCCCAATAGTTCCGCGCCTCCTGCCCCATTGACTTCAGGTGGGTGTATAGTTCGCTCGGATTGTTCGGCATCGGCGTGCCACTGAGACGCCAGGTGTGGGTCGCCGACGCCATGATGCCGGGGTTCTTCCCGTGACCGTAGATCGCCTTCGTCCGTTTCGCCGTGCGTTCTTTCAGGTAATGCGCCTCGTCCAGGATGAGTACGTCGTGTTTTCTTTTCCGGTATGCGGCGCGTAACGCCTCGCTTGAGACCAGGAGATCATAAGAGACAATTGAGACGCCACTCGGGGGGAGTGGGGTCTTGGAGTTGGTGATGATGGTGACCGGGCGGCTGACCGTCGAGAACCGCTCGAACTCACGGCTCCAGTTCACGCGGAGATTGGCCGGGCAGACCACCAGAATGTTGGTGGCGTTGACCAGATCGCACGCGGCGATGGCTTGGGCAGACTTCCCAAGACCCATAACGTCCCCCAGCAACGCTTGCGGCTGACTGCTCAACCAGCGTGCGCCGTCCACCTGATACGGGAAGAGGTTCACTTTTCCCTCTGGCGGCGCTCGATCTCTCGGTTGATGTAGTATTGGGCCTTCAACAGGTCGGCCATCGGGTCGCCCTTGTGATCGGCGCGCCATACGTACTTGATGACGTTGCCCAGGTTGAAGTTGAAGGCTTCGGTGATCGTTATCGCCTCCACCCCGCTGGGGTGGTCGGTGTAGTGGCCCGGATTGTTGATCGGGTCGGTCTTTTTACGCATGTTCATTCCTCTCCTAGTGCTTCGCTGGCGATTTCAGTGAAGGTCGCAGGATTACATCCCGCTGCGTTTCCGTAAGAGGCGATTCGCTCCAGCGCCGCACGCAGCCGCGTCACCTCTGCCTCAAGGGCTTCGATGCGGTCGGCGGCGGTTTCCATATCGCCGTCTGTTGGTTCGGAATCCATGCGCAGTCGCTTAACAATGTCTGTCACCATTTCTGCCCTCGTTATCCCATTGTCCCGCGCTTGCTTGACCATTCTTGAGGTCGCGCAGCGTACAGTTCGTCGGACAGGTATTCGCAGACTTTCCAATTGCCTTCTCGTTCTAAAAATTTCATCACTTCTCTCACGGCCACTCGCGCCTGCCACACCGCCCGCTCTCCGTTGCACCACCTGTTGCCTTCTTGCTCCTGCATCTGCGGGCAGGTGCACACAAAGCCAGGCACATTGCCAGCCTCGCAAATGCGAGCGGCCACCGACTCAATTAAATTGCGCCTTCTGTTTTCATACGGGCCTGTGTTCGTCACGATTTTCTCTCCTCTTTCCCGAAGTTTTCTCTCGCCGCGCACATGCCGTTTTCCAGCCCGGTCAGATAGACTGACAGAATGGCTTCGTGGAACGCGCAGCCAGTGTTGGTCGCTTTGGTGAATACGTCAAAGGCAAGATTGCCTAGGTGCCCCTTCATGCCGTCTGGCATGACCACGCGGTCGAGCCCGTACGGTTTCATGCCGCGTCTCATGAGTTGCCAATCAAGTCTGTGATTGTTGTAGGTCATGCTTCCTCTCCTAGTGCTTCGCTGGCGATTTCAGTGAAGGTCGCAGGATTGCATCCAGCCGCGTTTCCGACAGGAGAGGCGAAGCGAAATCTGGGGCCTGTCCACTCGCTCACTTCCCTTCCTCCCCTGCCGCAGCGCGAATGGCTGCTGAGAGCGTTTTGGCTTCTGCGAGTGACGGGAACCATTCGTCCCTGATTACGCTCTCCCGTTCGTTGCGATAAGCCTGCACCATCTCATCGCTGACATTGTCCGCAAGCCACAGCAGCGCGGCGCGTGCTTGATGAACTGCCCGATTGTGGTTGCACCAGTTGTTGCCTTCAGGCTCGTAAGGCACGGGGCATGTACACTTGAACCCGTCCACGTTCTCCGTCTCGCAGATAAGCCGCGCCATACCCTTCACGATGTCGGTCATGCTTCCTCCCTGGAAATGGCTTGCATCCCGTACATCGCAATCAAAGCGGCCTCTGCTGCGCCGTCGTCCAGGGTCTTGGAGAATCGGGGGGCGTGATTGGGCCAGAGTTTGGATGCCAGCGCGCGGGAGCGTGCTTTGTGAACTGATGTCGTCTCATGCTCGGCGCGTGCTTGTAGCCCCACCGACCCGCGCCAGACGTGCGGTGCGACGATCCTCAGATTGAACCCCAGCGCCTCTACAGTCCCGTGAACAATGCCCGCCGCCAAGCCAAAGCGGAATTGGTGCGCTTGCCTGGGGCGGCTTGTGACGAACTCAACGTAGACGAGGGATGCGGCGGCTTCTTCCAGGATGCGGGCCAGAGCGGGTACGTCAATTTCGACCGTGTTCTTCGGGCGGCGCGTCGGCATCCTCCCGGCGGCAACCAGTTCGAAGTTGGGCGCTATGACGGCCCATCCACCCGTGAAGCCGGGATCGATGCCGACGACGTTCTCTATCATACGATCACCAGCTTGCGGGGGCCGGACGGGGTGATGGGTTCGTTGTCTTCCCACGTCAGTGTCTCGGGCACCCAATCCTCGGGGCGGATGAGGACGCCGTTTTCTCTGGCGACTGCTTTGATTTGTTCAATGCGTGGGGAAGGTATCAGACCGTCACAACCATATGGGCGGCGATACTGCCAGCGGTAGATTGTGATTCGGCTGCAGTTCAAGAGGTAGGCAAGCTGACTCTCCCCGCCAAAGCGGGCGATGACCTTTGCCGCCTGGTTGTAGGTCGGTCGGCCATGCTTGCCGTTGTTGCGTGGCTTCACTGTGCATTCCTCCATGTTGCGGCTGAAGCGTAACAATGCGTTTGGATAAACGCAACACCATTGTTGCGATGTTTTTGCAAATGTTGCGCTGGGTCATGTTGTTACGGAGCGCGACGTGTTGTATGTTAACAACACGTCGGGGGGCGTGAGTATGTGGAGGAGCGTATGAACATCGACACCAGGTGGTTCCACACCAGGTTAGCAGACAGACACGTCAGCCAGCGGCAGCTTGCCAAGAAATTAGGGCTGGACCCGGCGGCGGTATCCTTGATGCTGCATGGACGCCGGAAGTTTACCGCCAAGGAAGCCGTGGAAATTGCCCGTGTGCTGGGCGTGGAGTTGGAGGCTGTAGTGACCAAGGCGGGATTAAGAAGGGGCGCGGGCGGGCTTCTGGAGGGGAATGCGGGGGGTTCTATTGAGACGGGGGGCGCGGAGGGGGGAAGTGATGAGGGGGGCGGCGATGTGTTTGAGGTGCCAGTGCCATTAGCTGACGGGGGCGTCGTGCGACTGCCATTGCCGCGCAAGTTGGGGCGGGGGGATGCGGAGCGGATTGCGGCGGTGGTGCGTGCCTGGGCCAGCAACGGAGGTTCTGGAAGCGGGGATGGGAACCAGGAGTGATGGTAGGTTATTGAGAGGGGCTTAATTAGCGCCAACGGGGGGTGGCTCCAAAATGATTTTGGAGGCGGAAAAGATTTTGGAGCCGCTAACCCATTGAAACCATTGGGAAATACCAAAATTCCACCATTTCCAAAATCTTTTGGAAGTTCTATATAAAAAATGGTGGAGTATTACATGCCTGTAATATTCCTATATATCTTTTTATATGTAGTATTTCTCTATTTATTTTGGAATAATGGAAAAAGAGAGAGAAAAGAGCAGATTTCCGCTGGTTTTTGACCTCCAAAATCTTTCCAAAATCTTTTTTACCTCCAAAATCTGACCCCAGATTTTGGAAACCGGGGTCTCTCCGCTGGTTTTGAAAATGCAAAAAAGCATTTTTTGATTTTCCGCGTGGTTAACGATGTTACGGACTTGTTACGAAAAAAATGCTAAAAAGCATTTTTTGATTTTCCGCGTGGTTAACGATGTTACGGTGTTGTTGCGCTGTGTTACGGCGGAACTTTTCTTGTTTTGGTTACAATTCGAGCGTTTATCTTAACGCAATTTTAAGAACTGCTCAGTATGCTCCCGTTGCTGCCCGGTGATTTGCGGGCGTGCTTTTACATCACGGAGGGTATTTCACATGCAGTTTGTTGATTGGCTGGCTGGTTTGGTCAGCGTTGTGCTTTCCACCATCATGATGGTCGGGCTGATCGCGCTCGCGGCAGGTGCGGCATGAGGGCGGCGGGTTCTCTGGTCAGCGCCTTCCTGGGTGGCGTGTGTTTGGTCGCAACAGGCTATTGGGTGGCGGCGCTCTTTGTCGCCCTGGGGGCAGGGTAGTCCGTAACGTGGCGAGTGCCCGGTCCGTGGGCCAAGTGTCCCGGGCCGGGGACTGCTCAGATTGCTTGTCTTGAGGGTGCGTAACAATCGTTTGAACCCCCTGGCTCCACATGGCCTGGGGGTTCTCGCGTTTTGTTCTTACCGCGCGGTAGGCGTCCCGGCTCCGGCTCCGGCTCCGGCGCGGCGAGTGCAGGGCCGTGGCGAGTGTCGGGGCGTGGCTATGGAAACGTGTAAATCGGAGCGCCACCATACCGATGCGCGCGCTCCGCTCCGACGCGCGTGGCGATATGAATTAACGCCGGACCGTCCGGGGCGATAGGCTCAAGGTAAACCCCTAGGCGGTACCGCTGGCAAAGGGCCAAGACGCGCATGGCGCGCGTCATGGTCCGGGCAAATAGAACGCGAGTTTGGGGACGGATCATTCCTCTGCCTCCGCTTCATAAACCGGGACATAAACCGTAGGATAAAAGTCTACCCAATAGAATGATCCGCCGGGATGCTGGCCAGGCGCGCGCACAATGAAGTCATCCGGCGTGGCAAGAGGTATCTCTTCCGCCAAGCGTTCCAAGTCAGGCACGCCGATATGCTTGGAATAACAATCGCCGAAGTCACCAGGCTCGACGCCAATGACCTTTAAATCGCCCCCGCGATCTTGCAATCGTTCGAGCATTTCGGGCTTTGACGCCGCCCAATAAATGCGAGCCTCTTTGTCAATCTTCGTCCCGTCGCTCCAAGCCGTGTAATAGTAACCCGCGTTGCGGTTTATCGTTGTCATGTTCTAACCCTCCTAAGCCGCTTAATGCAGCGGGGAAGGCACGCGCGCGCGTGGCGCATGCCCTCTGGCGCTGAACTAACCCCGGAGAAAATCAATCAACTCTCCATCGCCAGGAAAATCATCCCGGCGCGCGGCAAACACGGAAACACGCGCGCCGCTTCTCTGGATCATGCCCACGCGATCCGATACGCTTGCTTGTTCCCAATATCGCGCGGCTTCCGTCCACTCTAACTCGCTGAAGTGCTCCTCGTTATAAACGGGATAGTCTGACAGCGCGCACACAATCTCTCCCGCAGCTTGTAGAACTGCATCCGGCGCGTCACGCTTTACGATGATGTATTCAACCCATCCGCACGCCCAATGCCGCACGCGAAAATCATAAACCGACGCTTCCTCCCGGTCAGGCCCGTCATGTTCCTTGGCGAGTGCAACCAGGTCGCGCAGGATACACTTGTAATTCGAGCGCGTGAGTGCATCGCTATCCCGCGTTTGCGCCGCGATGCAATAATCTCCGTCTGGCGAGTGTCCGCCATATTCCCGTGGGTGTTCCCAGACATGCTCTTTGAGATGTTCTGTAGCGTCCATGATGTTTCCCTCCCTCAACCGCGCGCCATGGCGCGAACGATGCTCTCAATAACCCCGTCAATTGAGATTGATTGCCCCGTGGTTGTTCTGGCCCATACGTTATGACCGTACCAATTCCGCGCGACCTTCTCGCCATGTTTTTCGAGTTGACTGGCAAGCCAGGACGACACGCTCCAATGTTCAAACACTTCGCGTTCGCGCGGTTCGATGCCTTGGTCCTCGCACAATTCGTGCGCATCTTCGTATTCGTCAA